TATACCCAAGCCACCGAGGTCCATCACGTTCTGCCTCTGGAACACGGCGGCACCAACGAGTTCAAGAACCTGATGGCGCTGTGTAAGCCATGCCACTCACGCATCACCGCTCAGATGGATGATCGGTGGCACAAAAAGCCACGTCAATATCATTACTAAACAACGGAGGGGGCCATCGAATCCTTAAAAATTTTTCGCGTGGGAGCGGGCCTGGGCCTTCATGTACAAAAAATTGAAATCAAACAGGGTATTAACCCCAGCCGAAGGGAGGGAGAGAGTTGGCTAAAGATGGTACTAACCGTGGCGGATCCCGTGTTGGTGCTGGGCGTAAGCCTAAATCTTTGCACGACAAAATTCAAGCCGGACAAGATGCCCAGGTTATCGACTTGCCCACTCCAACCAGCTTAAAAGGTCACGTCATGCCACCCGTCAAAGAGTACCTAAAGGCCAAACAGAAAAACGGCTTAGAGTTTGACGCGGCTGATATTTTTAAGGAAACCTGGGAATGGTTGGTCAAGCGTGGTTGTGAAAAGTTAGTTAACACTAAGCTGATTGAACAATATGCCGTTAGCGTCAGCCGTTGGATTCAATGTGAAGAATGTATCTCAAAGTTTGGCTTTCTCGCCCGCCATCCGACGACTGGGAATGCAATTGCTTCCCCTTATGTATCAATGAGCCACGACTACATGAAGCAATCCAGTCAATGAGCCACGACTACATGAAGCAATCCAGTCAATTATGGTTTCAAATTTTTCAGGTAGTTAAAGAAAACAACGCTACTACTTACCAAGGATCTACGCCACAAGACGATGTGATGGAACGCTTGCTCCGTTCACGGAAAGGAATGAACTAATGAAATTTGTTAAAAAGAAAGTAGCGGACCTTATCCCCGCTGACTACAATCCACGTAAGGATCTGCAGCCGGGTGATCCCGACTATGAAAAGTTAAAACGTTCAATGAAAGAGTTCGGCTACGTTGATCCAATCATCTTGAACCAACAAACTGGTCACGTAGTCGGTGGACACCAGCGCTTAAAGATTCTCCAGGATGAAGGGATCAAAGAAGCTGAGTGTGTAGTCGTTAACTTAGACGAAGAGAAAGAAAAAGCGCTGAACATTGCGCTCAACAAGATCAGCGGTGATTGGGATAAGGATAAGTTAGCTTTGTTGATGACTGACTTGCAAGCTAGTGATTTAGATGTTTCATTAACTGGTTTTGATGAGGATGAAATATCTGACTTGCTTGCTACCGATGATGATACTCATGACGATAATTTCGATGTAGATAGTGAGTTGAATAAACCAACCTTTTCTAAAGCTGGCGACCTCTGGCATTCAGGACGGCACACCCTACTTTGTGGTGATGCTACAAAAAGTGAAAGTTACCAAAAGTTACTTGGTGATCATTTAGTTAACCTTGTCCTTACCGACCCACCCTACAATGTCGATTATCAAAGCAAAGCCGGCAAGATTAAGAACGACCATCAGGATGATAATAAGTTCTATCAATTTTTACTAGCCGCTTTCCAAAATATGAATAAGGTAATGGCCAATGATGCCAGTATCTATGTTTTCCATGCTGATACTGAAGGTTTAAACTTCCGGCGAGCATTTCGAGATGCTGATTTTTATTTATCCGGTTGCTGTATCTGGAAAAAGCAGTCTTTGGTACTAGGTCGTTCACCTTACCAATGGCAGCACGAACCCGTTCTTTATGGCTGGAAACAAAATGGCAAACATGAATGGTATACTGGGCGTAAAGAATCAACTATCTGGAAATTTGACCGTCCTAAGCAAAGTAAGGAACACCCAACAATGAAACCTATCCCCTTACTTGCCTATCCAATAAAAAATTCGACAATGTCTAACTGTACAGTTCTTGATCCCTTTGGCGGTTCTGGATCCACTCTCATTGCTTGTGAACAGACTAATCGAATTTGTTACATGATGGAACTTGATCCAAAATACTGCGATGTCATCGTTAATCGCTACATCAAACAAGTCGATTCAGATCAAGAAGTCAGTGTGGAACGAGATGGGCATACAATTCCTTATAGTAATCTAAAAAAGCCGGCTTAATGCGTCGAAAGTCCTTGCTATCTGTACCTTCCAGAGTGATGTATACAATAACCCAATAAGGAGGTACAGAAGATGGAAATCAAATTTAATGTACACGGTCGACAGCGAAAAGAACTGGTGACAAAGCTGGCTGTCTATACTCATCAAAAGGCAGAATATCAGTACACACCTACCTACGCTTATCAGATTGGCAAGTACACTGTTAACAAAGATGGAATCCTAACATCCTCGGATGAAATTCCTGCTGGATTAGTAACACATCTTAAGCAACAGGGATTCACACCCAACGAGACAGTCAAGTTGAACATAACATATCGCCGCAATGAGTTTACTGACCAAGATCTAGATAACCTACGCCATTTAATCTGGGCAAAAGGGCAATTAATCAAAGACGCTTGCCAACTGAACTCGTTGCCTCTCACAATTGATGAGCAACAAGTAACCTTTGATTGGTTCACCGAAGTTAACACCGATGATGCTCCAGCTTATCAACAATTGATCGATAAGTTAGTGCGATACGCAAAGAGTCACCAGCGAATTATGTCAACGCGCCGTGATGAAAGTAATGAAAAATATGCTTTCCGCTGCTTTCTACTGCGTTTAGGTTTTATTGGTCCCCAATACAAGGCACAACGGAAAGTGCTACTCAAAAATTTAACCGGATCGGCTGCTTTTAAGAACCAGGAGACTTAGTCATGAACAGAATCAAAGAAGAATTAGCCAAACGTGATCGTATTCGCCAACAGGTTTTACAAATTCGCAATACCGGTGAAGTAAATATGTTTGATGTCGAAAACGTAAAGCGTCTGGCTTACTACTATAATTGTTACGATCTAATCGACTATTTGACCACTGACCGTGCCGGGTACGTAAATTTGATATTAACTGGCAAGTTTAATTAATCATCAGCCAAGCATTGAGTTAATTCTCAGTGCTTTTTTAGTACAACTGAAAGGATGTGATGCCCTCTTGCGAAAACTAAAAGATTATAAACCCACTCAGTTCATGGCTAAGAATTCGGCCTACAACAAAGACGCTGCCGATTTTGCAGTTTCATTTATCGAATGCCTATGCCATACCAAGGGAACCTGGGCCGGTAAGCCTTTTGACCTCATCGACTGGCAAGAAAAAATTATTCGTGACATCTTCGGCATCTTAAAACCTGATGGGTATCGTCAATTCAATACCGCTTATGTTGAGATTCCAAAGAAACAAGGAAAATCAGAACTAGCGGCAGCAGTTGCCCTTTTGCTTTGCTGCGCAGATGGTGAGGAACGGGCCGAGGTTTACGGTTGTGCCGCTGATCGGCAACAGGCCGCCATTGTTTTTGACGTCGCCGCTGATATGGTGCGGATGAACCCAGCCTTAAAAAAGCGTTGTAAGATCCTCGCTTCCCAAAAACGGCTGATCTACGAGCCAACTAATAGTTTCTATCAAGTCCTATCTGCTGATGCTTATTCCAAGCACGGTTTCAACGTGTCAGGAGTAATTTTTGATGAATTACACACTCAACCCAATCGTAAACTCTACGACGTCATGACTAAGGGTTCCGGCGATGCTCGAACGCAGCCGCTCTACTTTTTAATCACGACTGCCGGTAATGATGAACACTCTATCTGTTACCAGGTTCATCAAAAAGCAATCGACATCATGAAGGGCCGTAAACATGACCCCCGTTTTTATCCGGTTATTTACGGTGCCGGGCGTGATGAAGATTGGTCGAGTCCTGAAGTTTGGAAGAAAGCTAATCCCTCCCTGGGTATTACCGTCAAGATGGAGAAGGTTAAGGATGCTTATAATTCAGCTAAGGAGAATCCGGCTGAAGAGAATACCTTCCGACAACTACGGTTAAATCAGTGGGTGAAGCAAGATGTTCGATGGATGCCGATGGACAAATGGGATGCTTGTGCCTTTCCTGTTGATCCCGATGAATTACGTGGCCGCGATTGCTATGGTG